CTAAGGGTATGGCGTAGTGTATCATGCCTTGTCGCGCATGGCCTTGAGTCTTGCCCGATAGTCGTCGCGGACCTTCTTGATCTGCTCCACCGTGTACTTCTTGGGGTCATGCGGGCCTTCCAGGTAGTCAACTCCGTCTTGTCCGATCCGTCTGATTAACTCCACTCTGTAGGGTATTAAATTGCCGGACAAGTGGTTATTGCATGGAGCGCACTGCTTGTGGATGTTCTGCTCGTCAAACCTCAACTCTGGTGCGCTTCCTGTCGATCTGTAATGCCCTGCGTGATACTGGCCCTCATGGTGCCTGCCGCACGATACGCATGGCAATTCCTTGTCGCGCTCTCTCACATACGCATTAACCGCTGTCTGAGCCTCTTTAAGCCATTCTGAGCGCGTCTTGATACGCTCCCTAGCCTTCTTGGTCTCTTTGCGTTCTACGGCCCTCTCAGAGCGTTTTAGCGTTATTGTGCGCTTGCCAGCAACGATGAGTCCGCAGTCTGGTGAGCACCATGCCACTGTCCCTGGGAAGGTTTGCTCAGGGCGGAAGTATTGGCTGCACCCACCGCACTTACGCTTGCTGTTCACGCGCCTTGCTCCTGAGCTTTGCAATATAGCAGGCATGGCAGATCATCAGGTTGCCGTACCTGACCTTTGCCTTGCACCCGTTGATGCACTTTCTTGCCTCGCGCTCCTTGCGCTGTCTGCGCTCCTCTTGTGCTGTCTGGCGCATTTCAAAGGTGCGCTCTGTGATCTCAGCCTGAGTCCTCTGCTGGAACGTAGACACTCCGAAAGGTATGACCTTGACGCTGCCGGTAAACTTCGACATGGCTCGTTCTAGGCAATCCAGAAGCTCTCGCTCTTTTGGATCAACCTTCACTACTGCTGGTCCGAAGAAGCGAATCTGATCGCACTCTCGATTCGTCGATTCACGAATTGTCATTGGCTCGCTCCTTGTCCACTTTCACTTTGTATCGGTTCTCGTTTATGGTTTTCCAGTCTTCGCCGTCATTGTCACGCAGTGCGTTACCTGGCGGAAGCTGCTGAATCTGTCCACCCAGCTTAATAAATTCCTCGACGTAATTTTTCATCGCGCCTCCCGATATTCATCAAATGCCTTCAGTGATGGGTCAGCCCACTTTACGGAATGCTCCGCTCCGAAGGCGGTGAATTTTCCGTCTTTTCCTTTATTAGCAGCTTTCTCAAACCTAGCCTTTGCTGATCTTGACATTTTTTCACGAGTTTCTTCGCTTATTGGTTTTTTTGCTCTCTCCCTGCACGCTTCTGCCAATTTAATTCTGTGCGCTTCTGATTTAGGCACTCCTTTTTTAGCGATAGACATTTTTAGTTTAGTGTCATCGCTAACAATTCTTCCTTTGGCTTTTTCTGCTATTTTTTTCCCGGTCTCTGGAGGTCTTTTTTCGCCCCTCCTATTTCTTAAAGCATCAGACATTTTAGCCCTAGTTTCTATCGACATAATGCGCCCCATGGCTTTCTGTGCAATTTTATCTCTTGTTTTCCTGCTAACTTTTCTTCCAATTGCACTTCCGGCTGTTGGGCAGATGTTCATGCATTTTTTATCAGCAATATGGGCATCTATGTACTTCTGCTCAGTCGCCACCAACAATGCGCTATCATTAACAATTTCAATTATTTCTAGTTTTATTTCGGACGAACCGTGCTTATCAAATACTCTCTGCACCCATTTGTTAAAATGTTTTCCGTTTTCCATTTGACAAATATGGCACGCTGTTCTTTTTTTTAAGTTAGTCGCACTGCCAATGTAATAATGGCCTTTAGGGAAGGTTATTTTATAAATTCCCATTTGATTTGACGGTATTGGGCGCATTGCTTTTTAATTCCTCGAAAGAGATAAGTGCAGGCTCAGACCAAATAACATTGTGCTCTGATCCGAAAGCATAAATTATTTCTAGCAAGGATGCAAACTCTGGTTTGGTCATCTTAGACGTTCGCACTCCCATCACAACAAAGCCGCCATTGATCCCAGGCACCACATCTTGCTGCTTCCATGCCGCTGAGAATACTTCTTTCCAATCTTCCTTTTCCAGCTTTCTGCCGTACCACTCCACTTGTGTTGCTACATCCTGAAGCATAGGCCACAGCTTCGCATTCTGGTCGCTGCTGCGCTTTACTCTGCCCAGAGTGACAACCACAGGCCCGCCTCGCAAGCCGTTGAACAGGTTGTCTTGTATCCACTTCAACCCTTCGCCTGCGCCTTGCAGGTCAGATATTGTTCTGCTGATCTCGCTCATTTTCCTCTACCCTTCGCAATCTTGATATGCGTTTTCACCAGCTCCCGCCATTCTTTCGGGCACCCTTTCAGGGCTTCTCGCTCTTTGGCGTCTACGCCTTTTGCTGCCAAGTAGGCGAAGGCGTAGTGCCTTGGCATTAACTCATCCATTGCGCTTTTTGCCTTTTGTAGTCATCGCACAGGGCTTCAAACTTCAGCTTTAGACTGATTCCGTGCTTGTGGCAATAAACGCTAAGGTAATTCGGTGTCATGCCGACAAGCGGGGCAATCTTTCTGCGCGGCAGTGTTCCGGCGAGGGCTGAGATTTTGTGGGCGCGGTTCATGCTGCTTCCCCGTCGTAACAGTCGCAGGACATTTCAGGGGTGAAGTGATATTCATCTGGAAACATCTCTGAAGTAGCGAGCAGATCGCCCCACGCAAACGACCTGCCAAGCCCGGCTATGTGCGTGAGGTTTGCATTTCTTTCCATTGCCACCGCTCTTTCTGCCAGCTCTGGATATACCGCCGCAAGATGCCTGATTTCTGTTTTCCGGCTATTTGGGCAAAAGTAGCAAGAGCTTTTCCCCGGCAAACATAGCCCTGCATCTAGAATTGACTGCACACATTCTTCACGCCCCATCCCCCAGCGAACGAGCGGGTAGTCGAATTGGTATTTTTTGTCGCTGTAATCTTTTTTTGTTCGATGTGACTCGCCAGCGTCATAGCCAATTAACTTTGTGATTTTTCTTCCTGCCGCCCATTCGGCCTGAGCTGGCTCCCAGTTGTTCATAAACTTGTCTTGAGGCTGAATTTTATATTTCTGGCTGCAAGACTTAAAGCCGTAAGCAATTGAGGGCAGCATTTCCTTTTCGATACAGTCTTGCTCAAGGGTTAAAATATCGCCGTTCGCACGAACCTTCTTAACAATGGTTATTTCTGGCATTCCGTGATTAACAAGCCACTCATTAAAAATGCCAATGTAGTTGTAAGTGTTCGGCCTCTCGCCGCCAGTATCGGCAAACTGGATCAGGTCAACTTTAATGCCGCGCTTCGCACACTCAATAAGCATCGCCGTTGAGTTTGTGCCCCCCCCATAACTAACAACAGTCAGGCTCATTTGAGACCCTCCCTCTGGATGTAAATTGTTTCGTCTGGAAAAACCACCGAACATGAATCTTGATAGCAGTCCAGAACCAAATCTTCTGCAAGCTCTAAAGCTCTTGCACGGATGGCCTGAACTGTTTGCGGGAACTTCGGATAGTTAATCAGGCCAACACGTGCGCCTGTTTGGCTTCCGCCTGTGTAGATGAAATTTGTCGGCGTGACGGTCACGCACAGTCCGATCTCGCAAAACTCGCGGCAAGCTCGATTTATGTCTGCCAAGTCTCCGGCAATGTAAATATCTGCCGTGTATGTTGGTGCCGGTGTTTTTGTCAGCTTCATGCTCCCTTCCTTAAATTTTTCTATTTGTAAACGCTTTTCATACTTTACTTGATTAGATTGCGTCACTTCACGCCCCTGTAGAAAACGTGATCACTGATCTTCGCCACGCGCTGCCCTGTGTGCGCCCAGCCAGGGTTCACTCGCGTTGCGTGATAGTGCGTTGCCTCGCCTACTATCGGTGCCGATCTGCCCTCGTACACTGCCCTTGCAATCAACTGAGCTACTCGCCAGGACACATCATCTTCCGGCTGGTCACTCTTGCCGTCACAGTAGAAACTGAACTGGCACTGGTATCTATCCTCGCCACCATCGTAGACAACTGAACAGGCGTCATCAGGGTATCGAGGATCATGGACACGGTTAATGACCACCTGAGCAACAGCGTACTGCCCAGCAATAGGCTCGCCCCTAGCCTCGAAATATATCGCAGTAGCTATACACATGATTTCGTACAGCATCACAGCCCCACCCTTTCTGACAGAGACTTTTTATCGGTCGCCATGTAGTAGCAAGCGAAGTTCTTTCCGTTCTTTCTCACCGTCACGGTCTCAATTTTGTGACCCTGCTCTTTTAGCTCAAATATCCTTGCGCCAAGCCTGAAGCTGCCAAACAAGCTCAATGCGTCGATAGGTGTCAGTGTGCTGCCTGATTGCAAGTGTCTAAGTATTTGTACGTTTTGGCTCATGGATCACCACTATTTGAAAAGTTGTTTTAGTTGTTCAATGGCTGCTGTATTTCGTTTCTTCGTTTCGTCAAGATTTTGACGGACAGGCTCAGGTGCGCTCAGTACACCATTGATTATTTGATTTACTCTCTTAATTCCTTGCGGATTGATTTCACTTTGATGAGCCAGCAAAAGGTCATTGCGCCCTATTGATTCATAGAATCGTTCGTGACTTTCAACTGGCAATAATTTTATGGCATGGTCAATAGTAATCCTCTGCTTTCTGACCGCCTCGGAAATAGCAGGCTCTCTTCCCTGCTTGTCAAACCCAAGGCTTACAATCCAGCGAACAGGAACTCTATCCGCCCTTGCTTTTGACACAGTGCGCTCATAGGTCTCTTTAAACGCCATCCTCGCAGCAATGCTGTCGCCAGCCTCTAACAATGGAGATGCCACAGCAATTGCTTCCTGCATTTCTAGGGTCATTGGTGAGCTTTCCATTTCGTTCTTTGGAAACAATGCCCAGGCTTCCTCTGCCCCAGGCCGTCCGTCATCAAGTCTAGAAATAATCGAGGCAAGCGTTAGCCGCCCCTGATGCTCCCTGCGTAGCCTGGAAAGCGCACCAAGCACAGCATCCTCTGGATATCCTTCCAGTTCAGCGCACATCACTTGAGCCGCTGCTGCGCTCATTTCAGTGCCGCACAACTCAGCAGTAACAGCCAACTCCTGTATGATTCGATTGCTTACACTCATTTCACGCTCCCCTGATTTGTCAACATTGCCGCGAATGGATTGCTTGCCGTCCTGTCAGTCTGCCTTGCGATTGTCTGGGTTACCTTGCGCCCCGTTGCCCATTCAGTGCGTAGCTTTTCAGCGTCAGCCAACAGGCAGTTAACAGAGTGCATCCTTGCCACATAAAATCCGTTGCTATGCTGAACAAAGAACGCAGCAACAGGCGGAGCATCCTCAGACCCAAGGCGGTCAACAAGTTGTGAAACCTGAGCTGAAGTCTTGGCGTTGCGAACAGGATCAATCCCGTACCTTGCAAAGTAGGCATCTGAGTAAGCCTTCCATGTCTCGCCGCCCTTGGATTGCGTTTTAGCTTTCTTCGCAACTGGCTTGGCTGGCAGCGTCGATAACGAAGTGTCGGCGCAAACCGGCGCAGCCGGAACAAGGGGATCAGGAATCAGTGAATCAGGTTTCAGGTATCCGGAATCAGGAATCAGTGAATCAGGAATCAGGGATTCTTTAACGGGTACATTCCAGTTGCTTAACGGTGCTTTAACCGTTATTGCACAACTAGCGGAATCCTCTGGTATTTCTGGAAGCTCGCTTTGCTTCTCCGTCTTGTGAGGAGACTGGTGCTTGCAGAAGTTAATCACCTGAATAATCGCTATTCCGCCTGCTTCGTAACGGTGGATAAAACCTAGTCGTGCAAGCTCCGTTAGGTAACCGTTAAATAACGGTAAATCTCGGTAAGGGAAAATCTCGGCTTTGATTCTCAACGGCCTGTCCTCAAGCCTTCCTTCGCGGTCAGCCAGGCACCAGAGGCCAGTGAACAAAATAGTCAGCAAGGGATCAGCAACCCCAAGTAACTCGTTTTTGTAAATAGATGGTTTAATGTTACGTGCGCGTGCCATATAATCTTCCTGTGTATTGATACTCTAAAGCCGCCAATCTCCCCGCGAAGGTGTAAGGCGGCTTTGTTTTTTCTAGCACTTAATCCCACCAGCCTGCTGCTCACCCAATCACGACCGTGACTGGTCAGGCTGGGGGAAATCTTTCCCTTCCAGGTAATCAGACAACAGTTTCAACATCTTGTAGCTTCCATCTGTTTTGCCGTTGTACATATTAGATAGGTGCGCTCTCGTAAATCCAATCCTCCTAGCAACCTCTGCTAAGTTCCTGTCTTGCAGCCTTCTTCTGATCTCCGTTATGTCGAGCATTATTTATCCTTTTACGCTAACTTGCTGTTGACAGGGCGTATAATCCCACCTAGTATGCTCCTTGTCAATAACAAAACGAGAGCGAAAGAAAATGACACCAAAGCAGACTGAAATGCAATTCTGGCTTGAGTCTTACCAATTCTGGAAGAACGCGAGACAGATGACCGGATTCAACGGCATGGTCCTGTACCACATCAACAACAGCCGCAAGCAGTTGGCGAAGCTGATTCGCAAGGCCGAGAAGAAACTAGGCCGACAGCCCCGCCGCCTTCCCCATTGCGGATGCGTGCAGTACTGGGGTGCAAAATGACTACACGTGAGCATCGCGTTTGGGCGGATCACCGAGAATGGGTGGTCCAGTGGGAAACAGGGTATTGGAATAATGGTGGATGCGACTTCCCAGTGATTGAAGTTGTAAGCATCCACAGCACCGACGAAGAAACTTTCGAGATTGTTGCTGATGTCACCGACGAAATTGACGGGACAAAGTTGAGCAATCAAATATACAGGGCTTTAGAGCTAGACTTGGCACTGGAGCGAGCTAATGAGCGCTGAACTGGAGAAGTGGTTAGCCGAGCATGAGTACCAGCCAGATCATTTCCTCGGCACAGTTGTGCGGCTCAAAGACCTCCGCGCCCTGTTCGATGGCAAGGTGCTGGCAAATGAAGTGCCGGTGATGAAAATGGAGCCGTTCCAGACAATCGACCGTGGCAGCAAAAACTACGCAGCAGGGTGGAATGCTTGTCGTTTAGCCATGCTCGCCGCCTCACAGGAGCAGGGCAAATGAACTACGCAAAAGTGAATGTCAGGTTCTTGGCTGTGGGGGTAGCGCAGCTCGTAATCAGCATGATCACAGGGCTGGATTTTTCGGCAATGCTTGCGGGGTCAGCGTTGTGGCTGTCTTTGGCGAACGGCGCTCAACAGGAGCAGGGGAAATGAGATACATGAAATTGACAGATACGGCAATCGCGCCGACAAGGGGAACCCCAGGGTCTGCCGGGATTGATTTGTACGCAGACCATGACGTTCTGGTGTCCTGCGGGTCTGCTGTGATGATGGGGACAGGGATAGCAGTGGAAGTGCCTGAGGGCTATGTCGGGCTGCTGATGGTTCGATCCAGTGTCGGCAAGGCCGGGGTTTCTCTGGCTAATTCCGTAGGGGTAATAGATTCAGACTACCGGGGGGAGATCAAGCTCTGCCTCGCCTACACCGCCGGTAATGGCGGGCATTACATACTCAAGGGCGACAAAGTAGCGCAGCTTGTAGTGATCCCAGCTCCGATCTTTGATCTGATCGAGGTAGACGCACTTTCATCCACGGATCGGGGTGATGGCGGGTTCGGGAGTACCGGAACATGAGCATCGAGACTAAAGAGAAGCTGGCCTGTTTACTTACACTAATGTGCGCTGTTTTTATTGGGTTCATGGTAGGAATGGGGTGGATGTGATGATTTCAATTCGTCGTTTATTCTGGCCGTCTGATCGCATATCAGATGACGTTCCGCAGATACAAAGAGATATTGACGCAGAGCATGGAGTAAAGCCTTCCGCGATTTATAAGCAGGACAGCTATCACAGGCTTTCTGAGGTGCCAAACTTAAATAACCAGTGGGAGGAATGGTGATGGATTCTATCGTTGATTTCTTTCGCAGACTGTTCTGCAAGCATCAATGGGAAGTGTACGGGAGGAATTTGTCTGATGGAATAATAAACAGGCTTGGCGTAAATGCAGAGCCAAAAGAACGAATCAGAGTTTGCAAAAAATGCCACGAAGTTCAAACAGTCATAATAAAAGGAAACTGAGAAATGAAAGAAATATGGGCAACACTGAGCAAGATTGATTGTGCAGCGCACATCGAGAAAAAAAACAACCTGTCTTACCTGAGCTGGGCTTGGGCTTGGGCTACTCTGATGGAGCATTACCCTGATGCCACGTTTGAGTTTGATGAGCCGAAAAGCCAGCCAGATGGAACCATGATGGTGTTCTGCACCGTTCGCATAGGTGAGAGCAGCCGAAGAATGTGGTTGCCGGTCATGGACTATAAGAACAAGGCCATCAGCAATCCTGATGCGTTTGCCATCAACACGGCTATGATGCGCTGCCTGGTGAAGTGCTTGGCGCTTTATGGTCTGGGGCATTACATTTATGCGGGAGAAGATTTGCCAGTAGCAGCGGCTCAAGAAAAGAAACCTGCTCAGATCGAGGCGGCAATCAGCCAGGCTCTCCACGCTTGCGTTGATATTGATGGCCTTCGTGGAGTCTGGAAAACGCTGTCGGTTGAGCAACGCGATGCTCACATGGACATCCTAAACGAAGTAAAAGAGCGTCTATCTTGAGCCTATCACCTGAACGCGCTGGGAAGCTCACTGCCAGCGTTTTTGCCAATGCCATAGGGATAGGCTATGACTCCAGACAAAAGCTCTGGAGGCAACTCACAGAGCGCGAGGAACGCTTTCAGGGCAATGCTGCAACTGAGTGGGGTTCAGCTAACGAAAAGAACGCTATCCAGAAGTATGAGATAGTCACTGGAGAGATTGTCGAATCAGCAGGAGGCAGACAAGGCTTTGTAATCCATCCAGAACACGATTGGCTGGGATGTACTCCTGACGGTTTTGTTGGTCAGACAGTCATCGAAGCAAAGTGCCCAGCCTCCTTGCAGGTGTACGGCAAGGTTCCTGATCACTATATGCCACAGCTACAGGGTCAGATGGCAATCACCGGCAAGAGCCTGGCGCACTTTATTTGCTGGACACCAGAAGAGTTTGAGGTCTGGGAAGTGCCTGCTGATAACGAGTATTGGACAATGTGCTTTGAATTATTGACCGACTTCTGGACTTGTGTGAAGAACGACGAAGAGCCAAAGAAACGTAAGAAGCCTACATTACCGACAATAACCACAAAGAGGATTTACCATGCCACAATTGATTGATGCCGCACGAATAGCTAACGAGCCTGTGCTGCGATACACCAGTAGCAATACGCCTGTGCTTGGCCTATCACTGCCTTGTGAATATGGCCGCAAGGGTCAGGATGGGAAGCGTCCTACACAGTGGGTTGACGCTGCTATCTTTGGTAAGCAGGCTGAAGCATTGGCCCCCTATCTGGTCAAGGGTCAATGGATTGCCTTCACGATTGATGATGTACATATCGAGGAATATCAAAGTGGAGGCACAACACGCTCAAAGCTGTCTGGGTCGGTGTCCAACATCAAGTTGATTGGTAGCCGGCCAGAAGCAAAGCAGCCAGTTCAGCAGGGGCACAATGCACCGCCCAGGCTTCCTGTTGATGACTTCGATGATGATTTGCCGTTTTAAGACAAGAACAAAGCTCTCTCAGCAGATCGTCGGCGGGTCAGTCCAGCTAAGACTTTCCCGCCAGCCTTGTTCCACTTTAGGAACTCATCTGCTGCTGCCTCGATCTCACCACGGTTGTACTTCATCCGAAGGGTTGATGACTGAAGGTTGCCTAGTCCCACGTTGAAACTAAAGCTGACAATTGCGTCAAACTGAGACTGGCTATCAGCAGCAGCAGGACATAGTCGAAGTACGCCAGCCTCAAATCTCTCCAAATCCTTTTCAAGTATCGAATCAATTTCGTCATACTCAAAAGTCCTGTTGTGTTCATCCTTTATGCCGTATAACGCTCTCTCAGGCGTTTTGAGACGCGCTTGATCTGGGTACAGTACATGACCATACCCAATCGTCCAAAGCGCAGCAGGGCATCTATACGGGGTATTGTGGCAACCCTCGAAAGACTTGATAAGCTGGATGCCAGCCTCAGAGATTTTCACTTTTTACTGAACGCCTGGGAGCCAAACCAAAAGGCAATGATTGCGGCCAGGATGCTCATCTCATCGTCGCTAAAAACCATGTCCATCGCCATAGCAAATGGAACACCAGTGCTGTAGGCGTACCAGATTCCCGCTACATCCACGACCACCAGCAGCAACACAAAGATGTACGTCACGATGGGGCGGACGCTGGCTCGCAGGTTAATCACCCAAGTTGATGCACCTTCGCCAATCTTCATGTCGTGCTTCCACATCGCCAGCTTTTCCTGCGCCTGTGTTTGCATTGCAATCTGCTCAGTCTTGATTTCTTCCACCGCTGCCTGTGCGATAAAGCCTTCCTTTGCCAGAGCAATCTCACGCTCACGATTAGCAGCCATCAGCGCCAATTCGTGTTTCTTGTCGCCACGGTCTTGAACGAAGTCCAGCACTTTAGGTAGACCGCCAGAGGCAAAGCCCAGCAGGGTAGAGATCAGGGTCATCATGGTTTGTTACCTCAAGTTTTTAAAGATGCCGACAATAAATGCAACGAGCGTTCCAGTCAGGCCCGCGATAGCCGCAATCGTTGCGCTGTTCATAATGAAGTTTTTCATCTTGCGCCGCTGTGCCGCTTCAGTCGCAGTACGAGTTTCCTTGATCTTCATTCGATCTCGGATCATGTCTTTGTACGCATCAACGCCGTAGCGGTAGACAATTAGCTCGCGCAGCTCCTTCTCTTGCTGCTCAATCTTTTTACGGCGCATCAGGTTCTGCATCGCTTCTTGCTCGACCGAGCCTTTGTACAGCAGCTTTTTAAAAAGAGGCGGGTTCTTCGCTTCCTCCTCCGCTGCCTTTACGTCTGCTACAGCACCAAACCAAGTGCCCAACTGACCGCCCATGTCCTCGATCTCGCGCCCCATCTCAATGCCACGCTTGATCGCATTGTACGCACCAGTGGCTATGGCAAAGGCTGAGACCGGATCAATCATTCAGGGCTGTCCCCGCCGTTAATCTTTGACCACGCCCCCAGCATCAGTATGCCAAGAACAAAAAGAGTCCCTGCGCGGGCAGCAGTCTGCCAGATGGTCTTCTTGATGCCACGCCAGTCGGTAATCAGTGAGCGCAAATCACGGACATCGTTGCCAGCGTCATCGTCGTGTAACCCGACTTCTTTGAGGACTGACTTTAGCTCTTCGCGGACGATTTGGCGCAGTGATTTTTCATCGATGTTCATGGGTCACCTCTACAGGATGGCAATAATTGCAGACTCTAAATCAGCCGCTGTGGTCGAGGTTGTGAACACAAACGTAATAGCGCAGTCGCCTGTATATGGCCCGTTAACCCAGCGGAACTGGAGCAGATCGTTGTCCATGTCCTGACCAGTAACCTCGGCCTGTGGGTGCGTCGCAGAGCCTGTGTCAAACATTAATCCTGTTGCGTTTGTCTGGACAGCGATACTAGGGT